CAACAATTGGGTCTACATTGCCAGTCAGTACCCAAACCAAAATGGCACCCCGCAGACCGTCGAGTTCTACGAGGGCGGCTGGTCAATGGACTACTACGAGACTGGGCAGACCGACCTCGCTGGCAACACTCCTGGCAATCCCACGACCTTCGTCTTCACCACAAGTGAGTTTCAGGTCACCAAGCAAAACCAAACCGGCTTGGTCTGCGCTGTCGCTGGTATGTGCTTCAAGCCGCAAGGCATCTCAGGGACGTTAGGCGCGGCGCTCAATGGCAACATCTACACCGTTACCGGAACTCCGACGCAAGACACCTTTCAGCTGAACGTAAACACCACCGGACTAAGCGGCAGTGGTGGGTTTATGGAGTACTGGTATCAAATCCCCATCACAAACGTGCAGGCTACGACGAGCGGCGGCACCCCCTGCGCCCTCCTTACCCTCGGCCTGACGCTCGGTGCGATGGGCTTTATCTATCCCCACGGCAACAACGCTCTCATCACTGGCGTTGTCGGCCCGACCGTGCTGAACGGAAACACCTACGGAGTAATCGCCGCCGACCCAAGCGGCACCATCACCGTCGTCCAAGACCTCACCGGCCAACCCGCCTATGTTAGTGGTGGCACGATCACTGTGCGCCCTGGCGTCGGTGTCGTGCCAATGATGCAATACTCAAAATTTCGTCCCAACATCACGACCTATGAACTCTACCAATTCAACAACACAGTCGCGATCACCACTGGCGGCGTGACAGTCGAATACCCTTCGGAGTTCGTCTTTTCCTCTGGTAGCCAAGGCCCCGGCAATTTCAGTGTCTTTGATCCGTCGACCTATGCCCCGCTGGTCGCAGGCGTTCCGCCGCGCTGGCAGGCCGTTCTTGACTTCAACGCTGGCGGCACTGTGACACCAACCAGTACAGCCGTTCAGCGACCGCGCATGCGCTTGCGCTAACGAGTTTCCCTGGACGGGCAAGCCGATCCGGCAAGCCGCGACGGGATGACGACAGCCGCCTTCGGGCGGCTTTTTTGTTGGAGAAACGACAATGGTAGACGACGACGATCTCAACACCGCGCCAGCCGGAAACGAGCAAGCAGGTAATGAGAAAGCCGAGCCGCCTCCTGTCGAGCCGCCGGAGGATGATCAATCCGACGATCAGCCCGAAGGTGAGCAAGCAGAGAAGAAAGCCGAACCCGAGGAGGAGTTAGACCTCGGAGCTGATGACGAGCAAGACGACGACGAAGACGACGAAGAGGATGCATCGCCGAAGGGCGAGAAGAACCGCATCCAGCGTTACCGCGAACAGGCAAACCGATTGAAGGCCGAGAACGAGGCGCTCCGCAGTCGCACTGACAGCGGCGTTCCGAATGATCAGGCCCAGCTGCAGCGCGCGCTCGAATATGCGGTGCTGCAGAAGATCGGCGACCCGCCACAACAAAAAGACTTCGGTGACGACTACGTCGCTTTCGCCAACGCCAAGTTGGCATACGAGATCGATGCACGACAGGTTTCGCGTGAGGTCCGCAGGGACTTCGCCACCACCATCAAACAAGAGCAAGAGCGGGTGGCGGGACAGGTTGCGGAACACAAGGAACGTGTGCAGCGACTTCGCGGTCGCGTGAAGGACTTCGATGAGGTGATGTCGAGAGCGACATTGCCTGTCTCCCCTCACGTCGAGCGCCTGCTCCTGGCGTCGAAGAAATCCGATCGCCTCACGTACGTGCTCGGAAAAAACCAAGCCAAGCTCGCACAGCTCAACCGCATGTCCTCCGAGGAGGCCGCCCGCGAAATCGGACGGCTGGAAGGCCGCCTGTCTCTGCCGTCAGCAACCAGAACAAAGACACAGGCTCGTAAGCCGATCACGCCACTGAAGGGTAGCGGCGCAGCGCCGCCGTCTGACACGGCTGCGGTCAACTCGTACATCAAGAAGCTGTACGGCGACCGCGCGTGATCTCGGCTTCGAGCCGCAACAGGAGCGGCTTAGATGGCCAACACAGTCCTTAATCCAAGTATTATCGCCAAGACCTCGGTACGCATCCTTGAAAACGAACTCGTGATGGGCTCTCACGTCTATCGCGGGTACGAGGAGGAGTTCGACAAGAAGATCAACGGCTATGACGTTGGTGACACCATCAGCGTTCGTAAGCCGCAGAACTTCGCGATCCGTACTGGTGCCACTGCTGTCATGCAGGATGTGACGGAAGGCAAGCTGTCTCTCGTCGTCAACATCCAGCAAGGCGTCGACTTCAACTTCTCCAGCAAAGACCTCACGCTCAAGATCGAGCAGCTCGCCGATCGCGTTATTCGTCCGGCAATGGTTCGCTTGGCGAATGCTGTCGACGTTTCACTCATGTCCCTGTTCACTCAAATCCCGAACTGGGTGGGACAGCCCGACGTTGGTGCCGACAGCACGATCAACAGCTTTGCTGAGTTTGCTGCTGGTGCCGAGCGCCTCGACCAGATGGCGGTGCCGGGAGACATGCGCTACGCAGTCCTGGCACCGGACAGCTACTGGGCGCTGGCTGGTAGCCAGACCGCGCTGTTCGCACCGGCTATCACCACGCAGGCGTACCGGCGCGGTGAGATCGGCGACATCGGCGGCGTGGGCACCTACATGAGCCAGAACGTGCCGACGTTCACCGGCACTGCGGCGCAGGGTGACACACCAACGGTGACCAACGCCGTTGCCACCAACCAAGTGCTCTACGACACCGTGAAGAATACCGAAGGCACTCCCGGCATCTGGGGGCCTGCCACGGGCGGCGCTGGCACTGGTCTGGTGACCGGCGGCTGGACTTCCGGTGCGATCGTGAGGGCGGGCACCGTGTTCACGCTCGGCTCCGGTGCGACCAACGTGCTTGCGGTCAACCCGGTCACGAAGCAGGTGCTGCCCTATAGGCAGATGTTCACCGTCGTGGCTGACGTGACGGCAACCGGCGGTGCGGCCACGTTGACCATCACGCCGCCGATCATTCCGTTGACCGGCACCGATGGCAACCAGTGGGCGACGACCAACATCGCGCCTGCCGCCACCACGGTGGTCAACGTCGTCGGCGACGCCAACGGGAACTACCGGCAGAACATGATGTTCCACCGCGATGCCTTCGCGCTGGTCATGGTGCCGATGGTGAAGCCGCCTGGAGCGGTCGATGTCGCCCGCGAAAGCTATCGCGGCACCAGTGCTCGCGTGATCCCGTACTATGACGGGACCAACGACGTGAGCAACTATCGCCTCGACATCCTCTACGGCGTCAAGGTGATCGACAACCGCATGGCCGTTCGCGTGAGTGGCGGCAGCGGCACGCTCGGCAACCCGGCGACCTAGCGCGCGTTGCAACAACGGCCCGCCTCATCCGGGGCGGGCCTCTTCAATTCAATGGGAGTTATTCAGATGGCGAAGAAGCCAGTTGAGAAGAAAAAGCGCAAAGGCAGCACGTCGCCTGCGCCGAAGCCGAAGACCACAGCAGAGGGCGAAGTCGAAGCCGTGCTCGGCGAAGTGTCGATCCCGGTGCAATGCTCGGTCAGCGTCACGCAAGCGAATGACTTTGACGAGCTGGTGATCGAGTGGAGCTGCCTCGGTCTGTCCGAGGAGCCGGATGCCATCAGAGAAATCTCGGGCAACGCCTGGATGCTCGATAGCGATCGGCCGCCAGCAACCGACGACGAGGGCTTGCACGTTTTCTTCAAGCCCGCGTTGAAGGGCGGCAACTACGGCTTCCAGTTTGTCTTCACCTACAACTCTGCGGTCGAGGCGCGCACCGCCGAGCCGAAGAAGGTGGAGCAGCTGGAGAAAGACCGCGAAGAGTTCGAAGGCGCAGGAGCCTAACCCAATGGCACAGACACGCCGTCAGCTCATCGATAAGGTGCTCGACAAGCTCGGCGTGCTTGTGCCTGGGCAAGCTCCCGGCGACGAGGCGGTGAGCAGGGTCGATGGCTATGTCGACCCCTGCTTCGCCACGCTCGCTGCGCTTGGGGTCGTCTACGTCGCCGACGCTGGCATTCCCGATCCGCCGAGTGGTGGCGCGATCGACGACCCCATCGTTAATCCGCTCGCCGACTACGTCGCCTGGGCGTGTGCGGGCGCGTTCAACCTGGGCGACAACCCGCAGCTCAAGCTCCTGTCCGATCAGGCCGAGAGCACGATGCGGATCATCGGTCGACCGGCTTCCACCCGGCAGACGCTGCGCACCGACAGCCAGCTGCGCGGTGGCACCCGGCGCGCGCTCGTTGGCAACTTCTCGCGGGGCACCTGATGCCGCTCCGCACGATCCAAGTTCCTTTCCCCGACAGTACCATGCCGGGGACGCCGGGGCACTTTCAGGAAAGCGGCGGGCGCATCATCAATAGTTACTTGGAGCCGCTCGGCCCCGCTGCGCCGTCGACGCTGATCTACCGGCGAGCGCCAGGGCTGCGCAACTTCGGCACCACTGTTCGCACCGGCTTTCGCGGTGGCATCCAAGTCAATGCGGCGCTCTATGCTGCCTTCAACAACCGGCTGGTGACGTTCACCGAAGCTGGTGGAGCTGCAGCCGATGTGGGTGCGTTCCCCGGAACGGCGAAAGGGTTCTTTGCGCGCAACGTCAGGGCCACGGCGGGGCCTCCTGCGGGGCCTGACATTGTCTTCGTTGATCCAGACGGCAACGCCGCAACCATCAACGGCGTGACACTCGGAACCATCACTCGTCCCACCGATATGGGTGCACCAAACTCTGTCTGTGCGATGGACGGGTTCTTTGTATTCACGGTCAGTGACGGCAAGGTGTGGGCAACCGACAACAATGCTGTCACGATCCCAGCACTGTCGTTTGGCACCGCCGAAAACAAGCCGGATGGTCTGGTCCGGGGCGTGCCGTGGGCTGGTCAGTTGTTTCTGTTTGGGCCGTCGACCACCGAGGTGTGGGCCAATGCAGGCACCGTACCGTTCCCGTTCCAGCGCAGCGTCGTGATCCCGCGCGGTATTGCCGGTCCATATTGCGTTGCTGGGTTTGAGGATAACTTCTCGCGCGCGTTGGTGTGGGTTGCCGACGACAACACCGTCGTGCGGCTCAACGGCTATCTGCCAGAGAAAATATCGCCGCCGGATCTCGATGGCTTGATTGAGCGCGAGCCTGCAATCCTCGGACAGAAGCCGTCGCTTGAGATGTCCACCTTTATGAGCCGAGGGCATGCTTTCATTCTGCTGTCGTCGCCGACATGGTCCTGGGTGTTTGACTTGAACACCAACAAGTGGGCAGAGCGCACCAGCTACCTGCAGGCGCGCTCGCGCATTACCGGCGGCGTGTTTGCGTTCAACAAGTGGGTGTGCGGCGACACGCTTTCCGGCAACGTGCAGGAGATCACCAACCTTGCACACACCGAGATTGGACAGCCGTTCCGCTGGCAGCTCGATAGTGGTGCGGTCGAGAATTTCCCGGTGGGTGCGCGCGTCGGTCGTTTCGATGCTGAGTTTGTAACCGGCGTAGGTCAGGCAACCACCGCGCATCCGATGACCATCACGGGAGCGGTGGCTGGTACGGCGTTTTCCACTCCCACCGGCACGGCCAACCGCATCCGCCTTACCGTCACGACTACCGTGCTTTACCGCGACGGTGACGCAGGCACGGTGTCTGGCGTTGGCGGCACGACCGAAGCGAATGGCACATGGTCGTTTGATGTGATCGACGGCACGCATGTGGAGCTGAACGGCTCGACCTTCGTTCATGCCTATACATCCGGTGGCGTGTTGACGGGCCTTGCATCGATCGAGCCGATCGAGACTGACCCGGTGGTGGAGATCAGCTGGAGTGATGACGGCGGTCAGACCTACTACGCCCCGATCATCCGCAAGCTCGGACGGCAGGCGCAGACACGGCAGCTGGTATCGTTGATTGCCTGCACCGGGCGCTCGTCATGGAACGCGCGGCGCTGGCGGCTGGCGATTGCCGACCCGGTCTATGTCGGGTTCATGGCGGCGTATCAGAATGTCTCGCCGAAGGTGTCGGACATCGGCTGATGGCAACGCAGATCAATCGCATTCCGCCGCCGAGCGTTCCGCTTGTCGACGTGCAGACCGGCATCGTCAACGAATACTGGTGGGATTTCTTTTCCGTTCTTGCTGGCGGGCAACCGCTGAAGAACTTCGCCAATGACGCAGCAGCTGCGGCTGGTGGCACGCCGATCAACGGCTTCTACCGCAACGGCAGCATCGTTCAGATAAGGGTGACGTGATGGGCCTATTTGATTGGTTTAGCGGCTCCGACGAAGCCGAAGAAGCTGCGGCGAAGAACGCGGCGCTGTACAATCAATACGGCATAAATACCGGCAATCTCTACAATCAATACAAGACCGGCGCGACCGACGCACTGACCGGTGCGAAGACCGCAGCTGTCGGTGCGCTTGGCACCGGATTGACCAACACGCTCGGTGCGCTGAACACCGGACTGCAGGGATCGCTCGCGGCGGGCAACGCTGGCGTTGCGGCTTACAATCCGTTGAGCCAACTGGGCAACACTTACGGGACAGCAGTCAATAGATACTACGATACGCTCGGCCTCAATGGGCCGGATGCATCACGCAATGCGCAAGCTCAATACGTCGCCGATCCCGGTCAGCAATATCAGATCGATGAGGCAACGCGCGCAGCGATCAACGCCGCATCGCGCACCGGAGCTGTCGGTGGCGGCAGCACAGCGCAGGGCATCGGCCGCGACGTGCTCGGCATCGTCAATAAGAATTATGGCGCTTATCAAGATCGGCTGGCGGGCTTCGTCAATCCGCAGCTGCAGGCCACGGCAGGAGCTGCAAGCGGCGTCGCCGGAGCCAACAAGACGCTCGCCGACATCTACAGTCAGGGCTACGGCGCGATCGGCGGGGCCTACGGGGCCAACGCCTCGCAGACGGCTGGCCTGGAGAGCGGCTACGGCTCCGATGTCAGCAACGTGCTGGGCAACTACACCGCAGGCCAGGGGCAGACGCTCAAGGACATCACGGCGGGCAACGCTGCGTCCAACCAAGCCATCGCCCAGGCTGGCCAGACCGATGCCTCGAACCTGTGGGGTCTGCTCGGAGCGGGCGTCAAGGCGGCGGGCGCGGGCTTCGGCGGCGGCTTGAAAGCGTGAGGTAGATCATGGCCATCAATCCGTTCCCGCGCATTCAGCCGCTGGACATCCCCACCTATCTGCCATCGGCTGCGCGCGCGCCGGAAGGCACGTTCTCCAACATTGCCAGCCTGGGCGACGCGATCGGGCAGTATCGCGAGCGCAACGCGATGGGCGAGATACTGAAGAACGCGGTCGACCCGCAGACCGGGCAGCTCGACATGCAGAGGGCCGCGACTGCCATCGCGCTGTCGGGGCGTGACCCGGCCAAATACCTGACGCTGCTGGAAGCCGAGGCGCGGCGGAAGGAGGCGGCAGACTTCCGAGGGCAAAGCCTGGACATCGCGCGCCAGGGCAAGGACATCCAAGAGAGACAGCTCAA